GGCTACTAAGCGAAACACACAGGCCCGGTTCACCCCGGGCCTGTTGTCATAGGAGCACTGAGATGAACCGACGTGACAATGCTGTGATTATGCTTGGTTCTGTATTGGCTGTGGGCCTGGTGTATTTCGCCCTTCCCGCTATCCATAGCGCTTTACGCATAGGCGATGGTGCGGTGATCAGCGCCGAAGTGCGACTGATCAACCAATGCCCCCTTGCCGACCACAGCTTTGCCATACGCAATACCGATACAGGCCGCAGCATCCCGTTTTCCAACGGAATGGCGCGGATCGAGGGCGAAAGCGGCACTTACCTGCAGATCGTGCTGGCCAGCCAATTTGACGGCGTAACCTTCAGCGGCGAAAAACAACGCATCCAAGCGCAGATGACCATGACTGCCGATTGCGACACTGGCGAGCGCATGCGCGGTGTGATGGACGGTATTGGGGATAAGTTTGGAAAATAAGCTGCAATGATGTGTGCACATTTTGCACTCTTGTGCGCAAACGCTGTGTCAAAATAATAACACATACAAAGCACTATTACTAAAGCATTTTAATCCAGCATCACTATGCCTGTCGGCCAGACTGTCAAAATATTAACGCCAGTTTATATCATGTGGATAGCTGCCAAATATCACAGCACCAAGATCTCAGAACAACGGCCTACTAACCCTTCTCAATCATTGTCGACCCCTCTGATAGACCGGTAGAATAACACCAGATAAAAACTGGGTATGCGCAATCTTTTCAAACGTTTTGGTTTTTCCGCGATTGCTCGATCTTTCGATGCAGCCGGTGCTGGCCGTCGCTGGGATCAACCGCGTAGTTTAGATAGCCTGAACACAGCGATCCTTGCGGGGGCTACACCGGCTGCCCGGCGCGCGGGATGGTATGCACGCAATAACCCATGGATTGTGGCCGCGGTTGATAGCCTAGTTGGCAATGTCGTTGGGGCAGGCATCAAGCCTCAATCGACCCATCCAGACCGTGCAGTGCGCGAACAGCTACAAGCGCTCTGGCTGCGCTGGACTGATCATGCTGCGCCAGACGGGTTGGCGGATTTCTACGGGCTGCAGGCCATGGCTGTGCGTGCGATGGTCGAGAGTGGCGAGAGTTTTGCCCGCCTGCGGGTAACCAACGACACTGACAGCTTTCCCCTTCATATCGAACTTCTGGACCGCGAGCAGGTGCCCACAGATCTGCATCGTGATATCGGTGGTGGGACGCGGATTCGCGCTGGCATCGAGTTTGACTCAGCCGGACGCCGTGTTGCCTATCGGGTCCTGTCCGCCCGACCGGGGGACCCCTTGGGATCCCTTCGCATGGATCCCAACCGTGTTCTTGCCGCTGATTGCATTCACCTTTTCAAACCTGTGGCTGCAGGCCAGCTGCGCGGTATCACATGGCTAGCGCCGGTGTTGCTACGCCTGCACGAGTTGGATCAGTTCGAGGACGCCACGCTCGTCAAGGCCAAGGTCGCTGCACTTTTCACAGGGTTTATTACCGATCCAGACGGCACCGTTGGTGGGCTGTCCGGTGACAATCGCTCTGGCGTGCTGACTGTAGGCATGGAGCCTGGCAGCTTGATTCCTCTACCACCTGGCGCAGATATCCGGTTTTCGAACCCAACGGAACATGACGCATATGCACCTTTCGTGAAGAACCACCTGCGCGCTGTCGCCGCCGGGCTCGGCCTGCCCTATGAGTTGGTCTCGGGCGACCTGGAAGGCGTCACCTATTCCTCAATTCGAGCTGGGCTGGTGGAATTTCGCCGCCGGGTTGAACAGCTGCAGCATAACGTGGTCGTGCATCTTTTCTGCCGCCCCATTTGGGAGCGCTTTGTGCGCCTCGCAGTGCTGACCGGCGAACTACCCGCCCGGGATTTTGACGCTGACCCCGCAGCTTACCTAGGCTGCAGCTGGCTGCCACCCAAGTTCGATTACGTCGACCCCATGAAAGACGTCCAGGCAGAGATCCTAGCCATTGGCGCAGGGCTCAAATCCCGCAGCCAAGCAATTTCTGAACGGGGTTATGACGCCGAACAGGTCGACGCCGAGATTGCGGCCGAACAGGACCGTGCCGATGGCATGGGGTTAACCTTTGGACAACCGTCAGCTCCGCAACAAAAGGATACTAGCAATGACTGAGGCTTTGGAATTGCATACACGGCAAGCGAATTTACAGCCTCAGTCGATCAACGTTGCCGAACGAAGCGTTGAGGTCATCTGGTCTACCGGCGCGCCGGTCCGCCGCCGCGACATGGCAGGTCAATACATAGAACGATTGAGCCTGACACCTGAGGCTGTGGATTTGTCACGGCTGCAAGGAGCAAGCGTGCTAGACGCGCACCGCCAGTCAGCCGTACGCGACGTGCTTGGCACTGTGCGCAGCGCTACCGTCGACGGGCAACAGGGCACAGCAGTCCTGAGGTTTTCGGGCCGGCCCGAGGTGGAACCGATCTGGCAAGACGTTATGGCCGGCATTCTTCGCCACGTGTCGGTCGGCTACTCCGTCGAGGATTGGGCCGAGACCACCGAGGGAGGCGCGCGCGTGCTGACCGCTGTGCGCTGGACACCTCACGAGATTTCCCTTGTGCCAACACCCGCCGATCCCGGCGCTCACATTCGAATGGAGAGCAACATGACCGACAAACAGAGCAAGGTTCCAACGGGGAACGATGCTCCAACCCGCAACAGCGCTCTTGCCAGCGACAATACTGCCCAAACCCACACGAACATCGTTGCACCCCATAACGATGTTCAATCCCGCGCCACAAAAAACGCTGAAATCCGCTCCATAGGCCGTATCGCGGGCCTCGACCAAACTTGGATTGATGGTCAGATCGATGGTGGCGCGGATCCAGACATGGCTCGACGTGCCGCGTTCGATGCGCTGGCCAATCGCAGTGCACCTATCATTCGCAGTGAGCAGATGCGCGTGGAAATGGGCAATAGCTATGATGATCCGGCGTTGCGCGCGCGGCAGATGGGTGAGGCACTTTATGCCCGGATCAACCCACGCCATGAGATCAGCGAACCGGCCCGGCGTTATGCATATTCCACACCAGTGGACATGGCAAAGGAATTGCTGACCCTGCGCGGCGAGTCCACCATGGCGCTGTCGCCTGCGAGCCTTGTCACGCGCGCGCTGCATACAACCTCAGACTTCCCAATCATCCTTGGGGATACTGTCGGGCGGGTCTTGCGCGACAGCTATCAGGCAGCCCCCTCCGGGATCCGCCAACTCGGTCGGCAAACCAGTGCGCGGGATTTTCGCTCAGTCAACAAGATCATGCTGGGCGAAGCCCCACTCCTGGAAAAATTGAACGAGCACGGCGAGATCAAAGCCGGAACAATGGCCGAAGCGCGCGAGGCCTATAAGGTCGAGACCTGGGCACGCAAGATCGGTGTAACACGGCAGGTGCTAGTGAATGATGACCTCGGTGCCTTCTCAGACCTTGCTCGCAGGATGGGGCAGGCTGCAGCAGAGACGGAGGCGAGGATACTGGTTGCGCTGCTGGAATCCAACTCCGGCAACGGGCCAAAGCTTTCTAACAACAAGACGCTGTTCCATGCCGATCACGGAAACAAGGCAGGCACTGGTGCAGTGATTTCCGACACGACGTTATCAGCGGCACGGCTGGCGCTGCGCACCCAAAAGGGCATTGAGGACCGCACGATCCGTGTCACACCCAAATACCTGCTGGTGCCACCAGCGCTGGAAACAGACGCCGAGAGGTGGCTAGCCTCAGTCTCACCCGCAAAGGCGGCCGATGTGAACCCCTTCTCGGGCTCTCTCAACCTCATCGTCGAGCCGCGCCTGACGTCCGCTGCGCGGTGGTATATTACCGCAGATCCCGGCGAGATCGACGGCCTTGAATATGCTTACCTGTCCGGCAACGAAGGCCCTCAAGTCGAAAGCAAATCGGGCTGGGATGTTGATGGCGTCGAGATTCGGGTGATCCTGGATTTCGGGGCAGGGTTCATTGACCACCGTGGCTGGTTTGCCAACGCAGGGCCGTAACCATGACGGATATCGCACAACTCACCCAATGGCGGGACGCCCTTCTGGCGGCCCGTTTCAAAGGCGTCCGCACCGTCGAATACGACGGCAAGCGCATCACCTATGCCACTGATGGCGAAATGGCCGCAGCGCTCGGCGACCTCGAACGCCGTATCGCAAGTCTTGGGCCGAAACGAGTCTCAGTGGTTCGCATTCAATCCAGTAAAGGGGTATGACCCATGAAAACCTTTATCCAGAATGGTGATGTGATCACCATCCCCGCACCCATGGCTGGCATCACATCCGGCGACGGCGTGCTGGTGGGCAACCTTTTTGGTGTTGCCGCCAACACCGCAGCAGAAGGCGAGCCCGCCGAAGTGGCCACGACCGGCGTCTTCACCCTGCGCAAAGCCACCAGCGCCGTCCTGGCGTTGGGCGCGCAGGTCGCGTGGGACAACGCAGCCAAGTTGGTTACAACGCCAGGCACAGGGCTTTATGCCATCGGTGTGGCGGTTGATGACGCAGGCAACGGCGCAGCGACCGTTGCTGTACGCCTCGATGGAATTGGAACCGTCGCTTCATGATGGAACGGGATATACAAGCAATCCTAAATAGCCTGACCCTCTTGGTGGACAGCACCAAGGGGGCAGCTCCCCTCGCCCTGCTGCATAGTTATGCGTCGGTGATGGCGCTTTGCGCCGACCAGCAGAAAGAGGCCAACGAATACAACGGCGCCTAGAACATCACCATGGTGATCGGCGAGGTGGAGAACCATATGGCCGCCCTTGCAGGAATCTTCCCGTCTTAGGATTTACCCCTAGATCAGCATCGCGTGGGCGCGCGCGCCGCAATCATGAAGCTGGCCATGCTGACCTGCTTTGGTCCACAATCCGCTGGCGTGGGTGAGTAGCTAAAAAGTAATGTTGGCGGCTGCAACGTTACGGATAGCGGTGGTGTTGGAGGCCAAAACATCACTCATCACACCCTCTTAGCAGGGTGTTTTCGCCTGCAACACCCACCAGACTTCAGTGCCCAAAAGGAAGAACGTAATGGAAACATCAGGCCATTACCATGTTGCATTGGTGTCGCACGAAACCGCCGCAAGCCATTGTCAAAAAACGGTAATCTCAATAGCCTAGCAGCTTCGCCTCAACCTTAGCCATTGCGTTTTGGTGGTCTGGTGAGGGGAACAGGTAGCCGTAGCGCTCCATGGTCTTCTGGATCGAGGAATGGCCCGCGAAGGTCATCACCTCCTTGATCGAGAAGCCCTGCTTGATCCACAGCGACACGGCGAAGTGGCGCAGATCGTGCCAGCGCATTGTCACCTCGACCTTTTCCTGCAGCTTGCGTAACCGGGCCTGCGTCTTGGTGTGCTGCA